ATGTGGTTGCCTGCCGCGGAAAGTTCGGAATTCAATATTGCTGTCAACGAGGGTAATTCTAACGGAAATGGTACCAAGGCTACGACGGCTGAGCCGTACATGAACTGGTTTGCCGAACACGAAATGTCGACTACCCAATCTCCCCGGATGAATGCAACGTTCCTCAATTTCGAACGCACGGTAGGATCTGCAAAATACACATCTGACACCTGCATGACGCTAGTAATATCAGCGAGTGCTCCCCAAGTGAGCGATCCTATGAATACCGGGCGCTCAAAGAAACCTTCTAAATCGTACTCGGATGTAGTCATGTTCCTGCTCCTCCAGGGCGCATGATTATCATCATAGATAGCTGGAGCACCACTCATGTCCTCAAATGTCTCAATGGTAGTTACTTGATCGGGATCCGCGGGGCCAATGGTGGCTGTTGCTGTGGGCTCCTGGCCCGACTGTGGAACATATGATGAATGCTTAGCCAAGGCGCGTTTCAAAACCTGAAACGTGGCCTTGTGAGCCTCATATTCAGATTTCAGACCGAAATAATCATCGACTTCCGTCCGATAGCCCTCATGATTATAATAATCCTGCTGGCTCTTGGCATCGTGATGAGTGAAGTGACCATATTTGTTCCCGAGCTTCTCAAGCTCCTCTTCCATATGAACTATCTTAATCGATAGCTCGTTGAGCATGTTCTGTAATATCAATGTATGTTCTGCGACCAATTCAAGTAGTCCTGCGCTTTGGTCATAGCACAAAACTTTATAATACTCGCTGACTTTGTCCAGGTAGAAAACCCCACTGTATAGTGGGTCGCGTAATAAACTACCCGAGCGTCTTCTTCCCCTCCTAAACGCTATGTGATTGGAGGCATCACGCACGAACGATTTCATATCTTCGAGAATTATGAAACCATGATCCTCGGACGGATCAAAATTAAAAGCAATACAGTAATTCTCCACGAGACGTTCGCGGATCATCACCCATTTCCTATCATCATCATAAAAAAACAACTCACGCAGAGCAGAATTAATAGTATCAGGCAGCTGCATTTCCTCTGTCACGGACTTGGATTTCTCAACCCAGCTCAGCATTCGGACAATACTTTCCATTTCAAGAGGCGAAAACCACATCCCATAGCGGTGACTCCATCTTTGGGTTCTTTTCAAAAATGAAGTCTCCTCTATATCATACCATTTTTCCAAGAGAGATGTCTTGTCCGGTGATGTAATGTGCATTCCCATCTCGTCGTTGTAAACTTCTCTTATAGACCAGCAGTTAAAGTAAGGTATGACGTGGTCCTTGACGACTCCACGCGTATCATCTCCGTATAGACGCAGTAAAACGGCCTTATAATACGGGATTTCACTTATTTCTCTGGGAACATTGCCATGTGTTATTATCCGAAGATATGCATACACGTTCATTGCTCTACCATACTCGCAATTCCTCTCAGCAGTTCCATAAGTGCCTGACGGTGTAATACCCAGGACCATGAACATGTCCCCCAACAGCTTAATGGTAGGAGCATATGTGCAGGATAGAACTGAGGTCAGTAATTTTAACGCTCCTTCATTATATCCAAGGTCCCGTGCGAAATTATAAATGGTTGATATTCCCATCCACACCACATCTGGGTGCATACGCACATCATACCAGGAGTGATCCCACTGGATAGCCTTATCAGAGAAGGTAGCGTCGTCCGCAAGAACATATCCTTGACGGTGCATGTCAATACCAATGACGCTCTGAAACTCATCGGCATATTGCAGCAGG